TTTCGAGACCGGTCTTCACTCATTAAATTACATCAACTTACCGTAAAGGATGAGAAAAAAGCACATGATTTGACCTCTTAAAATTCATCAGGTTACAGTGTGCAGCCGATAGTTTTTCTCACCCGAAAGGCGACTAAATGGACAATTTTATGAAGTACAAATATGCTTGGGAAAAGTTCCATTCCAGTATTTTAACGCTGGCTTCTGATGGCCCCTTCCCTCAGAGAATTTCTGACGCTTATCTGTATGGTATTTCACTTCTTAAAAAAGAGAATGACATCCCAGAACCTCTTTGGGAAGATTATGAAGAACTGGTGTCTCTTCTTACTGGCGCTGAGCCAGAAGCCTATGAAGGCCGTGTATCAGCGTCAGTAAACAGGTTGGGTGAGCTAGAGCTCAACCGAGCCTCTGAACTGATGGTTGGCTTATACGATAGCCTCTGCAGATATATGCCAAATCATAATGCCTGACATGGGGTGTCGGGGGTCGGAGGTTCAAATCCTCTCGTGCCGACCAAAAAATCCCAGAAGAACCAGCCTCTTACGGCTGGTTTTTTTATGCCTGTAATCTGGCTGGGGTAGCGTTGGGGTAAAATGGGGGTAAAACCCCCGTCGAAATACCTTACGGAACCGGGCAATCCTCGTCCCGGTCCACGGCATTGATCAGCGCGATAACCGGCCCGATAACAGTTACGCCGTCCAGGGCTTCACCCTCAATCGCTTCGCCCTCTTCCGTTATCAGCGCATCGCCCATCCACCTGGCGAACTGGTTATAGCCGTCGACGCTCACCAGCAGCACTATGCCTTGAGCTGGCCGCTTCGCCTTATCGATCACGGCCCAGCCGCTCGACGTTTCAATCAGCAGAGTATTACCGTTTACGTTGAATAACTCGTTCAGGCACAGCGGACGCTGTACATAGTCTTGTGCTGGCGACGGGAAGCCCATTACATGATCCTCCCCATGCCGATCATGAAGAAGCGCCGGTCCTCGCCCTCATGCGGGGTGTAGTCCCGAAAATACGTCTGGTACTGGGCTATCCACCGATTCGCCCGGCCTAACGACCAGTGGTGATTCACCGCCTCGAGCTCACGCACAAAATCAACGCTGGTCACCACCAGCCTGCCGCTAGGTTCCCGCTTGGTAGCCGCCCTGAATGCGGTACCGATGTCTGAATATTTAGCCACTCTATGCCCTCCCTGTTAAATACTGTATATATGAACAGTAGTTTCAGGGAGAGGCCAGATCAAGACGGTACGGCCTATTAATTTTCTTCAGTAACGGTGTAGTCGGTTTCAGGGTTATACCCGTGGGCTTGCAGAAACGCTCCCATATTGCGCTGGTTTTTCTCCAGAGCGGTTACAGCCTGATCAAGCTCGACTGCTGTTTGCAGCACCAGGCCGGTGACCGCAGCGTAGTCAACGGTGTAGCTGCGCTTGGTGTCATCACGCGCCCGCTTCAGGCGGGTAACCACTCGCGTCTCGGTGACAGTGATCGCCTCTCCGTTCTCGTCAAACGTCTCAACCTCGTACGGCTCTTCGACAGACTCATACTGGTCATAATCATCAAATACAGACCCGATAGCCTCAGGAAGAACCTGCATTAACTCCTGGGCAATGACACCTGCAGATGGCATCCCTGTATCTTTGAGGATATAAGTCACGCCACGCAGCAGCCTGATTTTGGCGCGGGCATCATTTATCGTTGCGATATCGTCTTTTTTATCGGCGTCGGACGTCTGGGTCAGCGACACGCAACTAATATTGCCTTGAGTGGTAAAGTTGCCATTGTTCCGCATTGCGAAATATTTCTCGGTCCCTGTTAATGTTGCCTGCGTTGTAACAAAAACCAAATCACCGTAGTTCTCGCAGAAGGCATAAGCCATCTTTTTTAAAGTGGATGGGTAGATAAAATTCCAGTCGCCGTAGCTACTCGCCTGAGTGACTATTGAAACACCTCCGGTAATAGAGATTGGAGATGAAATAGTGCCACCTGTTTTACCATCTACAGAGTTGAGCTGTTTGTCGCTGATACCCAGGTTACCGCGAGCACCGGCTGCCGTTGTCGACCCGGTACCACCCTGGCTAACAGGCACTCCGCCTGACGCATCTTTCTGGGCGAGAGACTTTTGCGCTGGCACGGTGACAGCCACACCGTTGATAGTTATCGTCACGTTCCCGGAACCGGTCATAACATCGCCGAACCCGCTCATGTATGCCTGATACATGCCAAACGTCTCAGCGAGGTCGAGAGCGAAGCCATCGAGGCTTTTGCTGTCACTGAGCAGAATCGCATAGCGGGTCCCCGCCGGGATTGCCGGATTTACAGCAGGCGTCACCGCCAGTTGCGTGGCGCTGTTGACCGCCGTGATCTGAAATACCTGCGCCGGGCTGGTCAGGACAATGACAGTGCAGCCATTGCGGATCAGGCTGCCCGCTGCTGCGAAATTAGTTCCGGTACCGTTGAGCGTGTTGCCGCTACCGGTGATCGTGCCAGTGGTGTAAATCATGTTGTCTCCGGGCAATAAAAAACCCGCTCGCGGCGGGTCTGATGTGGAATGAGTGATTTTTCAGGCGGGCTAAACCAGCCCGAGCGCATAGGGGTAATACTGGTCGTAGATACTGCTGTCGATAAGGCCCACCCTGCCGCTGATAGCCCACGGCTTAAACGCAGATGCCTCGCTGGAAGAAATAATCCGGCTCGAATAGACCACCGCGGAGGACGCCTTCCAGACGCCACCAGAAATACCCGCGCTGGAACAGTTCATGTTCAGGTAGCCGCCGTATTGTGGGTTCGATGGATCCTGTGGAATATAAATCCCGGAGGTGATACCGGGAGTAACCGCCACTGGGGATCCCGACGTTGCATCCCCCTCCAAAAGTCGCATGTTCAAAGGCAGACAATTGCTGTGCCACACCATAGCTCCGTCCCGGTACAGGAAAAAGCCATGCGTAGGTATGTTAACGAGGTAGTTTGAGAAGATGTACATCCGGCAGCCCGTTTGCGTCATGCCGCCCGTCTGCACGAACGAGAATCCGTAATTACCCCCCGCATTGTACTGCTGGTAAAAGGACGTCGGCATCCGCGCATCGCCGTCGCGCGCCCGGATAAATGTCACGATTTTCTGACCCAGCGGGATTGATGAGGCGATATTCTGGCTTCCCGGCGGAACATCAATCACGCTTACCAGGCAAAACGGGGTGAAGTCAGGCGCCAGTTTAATTGTCCGGTTACCGTTGCCGTCGTAGGAGTAGAGCGAGAATCCGTAATAATCCGACTCCCGCCCCGTATTGGGTGAGGCGAATACTACCAGTCGGATCGGCGTCGCCACATTCCATGAGACGACATTCCCGGAAACAGTTACCTGATACGGGTTATTAGTCGGCATCGCCTGGATCACCGACTCGATAAGTAGCGACGCCTGGTAGGTACATCCGGCGGGGTAGGATTTGCTACCCGAACCGGAAATATCCAGCACATCCATCACGTAGTTAACCGCCATCGAGTTTATGGCGTCAAACGAGGTTCCCTGGATAAATGTCTGCATTACAACCTCTGCCCCATAACTGCCGCCGGGCGTCCGTACTGGTCATACGAAACGAGCCGGTTATTGTCGAGCGTAAACCGGCCCTGGCCTGCGTTAGCGCCATTGATCTGTACAGCCCCTGTCCTGAAGTTGATAGACATACCCGTCTGCGCTGGCACGAAATTAACTGAATCGATCGTCTCAGCCAGTTTGGCGCGCGTAATGGTGGCGTCTCCAATGACGGTATCACGGATGATTACCTGCCCGTTCTGAATGACAAACGGCAGCGTCACCGTACTGCCAGCTGTAGTGGTAACGGCGAAGCGGTCAGCCAGGAAGACGATCTGTGACTGCATGCCACCTGGTGTGTTCTCTACGCCAATCCCCATCCCTGCTGCATAGTATTGTCCATTACTGGCAAGACCTACCTTGATGCTGTACATCGCGTTCAGCTTGCCGTTGACGTCAGCCAGCGCCTGGGCGTTTGTTGTCACTGACGAACTGACGCCACCGATCGTGGCCGTCAGCGAGGTGATCTGCGATGCCGTGGACTGCCGGTAATCAGCAAACGTCTGGTTGATGCTGTTGATCGAGGCGACAGCACTGTCCACCCGGGAGGACATCTGCAGCATGGACTGTGCAGTAGCTTCCCGGTCGCTGACCGCTACCGTATCAATGCGGTCAATCTGGGCGCTGTTGGCAGCATTCACCGCCGTCAGGGTCCGCCGGGCACTGACCTGCGCCAGCGTGTTCTCAATCAGGGCTACCGCCGTATTCTGCACACTGCCGCTGGCCTCCGATGTCTGGCCCGCCAGCTCATCGAACCGGGAGGCCGTGGCGCTGTCCAGCGTGGTGACCACCTGATCGAGTTCGGTGATCGCCGCGGTGTTTTGCGCCACCTGCTCAGTAGCTGCATCAGCTGCATCACTTGCCGCATCGGCTTTATCAGCGGCGGTTTTAGTTGCTGCCGTCAGTTGACTAACCGCCGTCGCCCGCGCTTCTTCCTCGGTGGCGATCGCCTCGCGCACCTCAGTGATGCCCGCTGCGTTTGCTGCCGTCGATGCATCCAGCCGGGTGACGTCGGTAACCCGCGCCTCGGTCTCTGTGGCAATCACCTGCCGCAGTTGCTCGAACTGCGCCGAGTTCTCACCGTTCTGGGCCGACTGCCGGAACGTCACTTCTGCGATGGCCAGAGCGTTTTTAATGACGCCCTCGGCAGTTTCCCGGTTTGCGCCGACGGCCGCCGCCAGCTGATCGGCATTTTCGGCTATTGAGGCAGCCATGTCCGCAACTGTCTGGCTTGTCTCGACAGCGTTCTTGATAAGGTCCTTGAAGAGTTCGGTGTCTTTGATCTGCTCCAGAATGGCGTCGGTGATGTCGCTGACATCGATACTCGCCTGCCCGCGCACCCAGTCGGTATAGCCCGACTCGTTACCGGTTTTGTCCACCAGCTGCGCGCGGTACCAGAAAATCTGCCCGGCCCGCAGGCCCATCTGCTGATACTTTCGCGCCGGGTACGGCACGTCGGCCAGCAGCATGGCGTCATCATCGGATCCAGTAACGCTGTACTGAATTTCCGTCTTCAGCGTGTCGCCGGTGTTCTCTGAAAACCCCCAGTTAAGCTCGATGCCAAACACCACGTTATCCGACGCGGTGAGGCCGACAGGTTTAGGCGGATTGCCCACTTTGCCGGTTAACGCCACCTCATCCGAAAAACTCCAGACACTTGATGCGTCCATCGCATTAACGGCGCGCACGCGCACCAGGTAGCGGCCAGCATAAATACCCGTCACCTCAAAGCCCTGAGTTGAGGTACGCGGCACACTGACCCAGTTGCCGGAGTCTTTTCGCCACTGGGCCTCATAAGCTATGGCGCCGGGAACGGAATCCCAGGCCACACGCATAGTGGTGACAGCAATCCCCTGGCTGACCTGCGAGTAACTGTCGATTGAGACATTATCCGGGGGCGCCTGCACACCTGGCGGAATGACGCTGATTGGACGCTCATCGAGGCGGGCACCATGATCCACAGCGAAGTAAAGATCGGGGTTGTACGTTGTGCCGGTGACCGCATAGGTGCCGTCGTTGTTGTCGGTGACGGCCGTTACGCGAAATAGCGCCATATACAGATCGTCAGCCTCGACCGCCCAGTTGCTTTCCGCTTCCGGCGTCTCGCTCCAGGGGGTGGTGACGGTAACCATGTCACCATTAACAGCCTGGACAGTGCGCGCCTGCGCAGATCCGGACGGAAGGTTAACGAACAGGCGATCGCCTGGCTTGACGTCGGCTGCACGGTCAAGCTTAACGGTGCGGCCGTTCACCGCACTGATGCGCCCGCCGATAATACGCCCGGCCAGTTCATTCGCGGCCACGCCAACAACCTTTCCTACCGACGGTACATCCAGGCCGGTGTCGAACGTCACCACCTCGCCCGCTCCGTTCGTCAGCAGGATCCAGCGTCCGTGACGGTTTGCCTCTGACTGGCGATCACACCCGATAGCCGTCAGCTCAATCTGGCGGTAGTCGTAGCGCATTGCCAGCTCGTTGTCGTAAACGGGTTCAGGTGTATCTTTGTAATGATTTTTTGGATCTGACCAGTTAACCAGCGCCGTGGTGTAGCGCGTCGTCTCGCTGGGGTCGGAGAAGGTAAATTTGCCGTTGACCACGTTGGCATGATTGTAGATGTGCGAGGTGTCGTCCGGCATATCCGCCAGGACATACATGCGGTTGTCGCCCCAGTAGGTCATACCCCGGAACCGCGCCGCCAGGTCACGCAGCACCGTCCATGCGTCCGCCCGGTCCTGAATGTACACGTTGCAGCGGTGGCGTGGCTCCATGCCGCCTCTGCCATCCGGGATCAGCTGATCGCAATACTGCGCGATGCGGTACAGCTCCCAGCGGTCAAGCTGCTCAGAGCCAATACGCTGGCCGAGGCCAAAGCGCTCGCTCAGGACGATATCGTAGAAAATCCAGGCCGGGTTATCGGTCCAGGCCCATTTAAAAGTGCCCGTCCAGGTCCCGCTGTAGGTCCGGGTCTCCGGATCATAGGTATCGGGCACCCGGATGATCCGCCCTTTCGGGCTGCACACCACCTGCGGAATGCCGTTCGGGAACTGCCGGGCATCAAATTCAACGTACAGCAGCGCGGTATGCGGATAGCGAAGCTTGGCATCGATGATCTCGGTAACCGCCTGCACCTTCATCGTATCGACGACGTTGATGCTTGTGGCGTCCGGAGAGACGCGGCGCACGCGCAGTTGCCAGCCGGTGGTGGCCTTCGGCAGGTTTATACGGTGGCTTCGCTCGTAGAGAGTCGTCGCCTTGTCGTCCACAACACCGTTAATCACCGTCTCGTATGTGCCGCCATCAACAGACAGATCGATGGCGTATTCCACACGGGTACCAACCTTGTCGCCGTTATCCTTCTGCCAGAGCAGGGTCGCCCAGCCTACGCGGACCCGTACCGCTGACAACTGCGTGTTCGAAATTGCGCGGATGTACGGCACAGCGAACTTCAGCTCATAGCCAACAGTCAGCTCGTTTTCAACGCCGGGGAAGCCCTGAATGTAAGACTGGTCCTGCACACCGGATCGGAACTCCCAGACCACACCGGGGAAGTTTTCCGAGCCGTCAGTGTTCTGCAGCGGTGTATAAGAAGTTCCGTCACCGAAAAAAATTGTCTGCCCTGTCAGCCCGCCGGCAAACTCCCCTTCGCCCAGGGCGATCAGCATCTTGGCCCGGGCGATCGACTGGGCGCTGTCCGGAGACTCAACCGGAGTGTGCCCCTTTTTGCTGCCACTCTTGCGGCCTTTTATTTTCGTGGTCATATTTCGCCCATAAAAAAAGCCGCCATAAGGCGGCCCGGGATGAAAAGAGAATTACTGCTGGTCTTCGGTGTAGATGCCCGCCGAAATGATGGCCCCGCCAATTTCACGCTGCCCGTACAGCAGCGGTACCGGGTTACCGGCGGCAGTGGTATTCACCGGACCGCCGAACGCATAGGAGGGTTTATTGTCCGGATCCTCCCGCGAACGCAGCCCGGCCACCTGCGGAGAAAGCATCTGAACCACGCCGCCGACGGCCATAGATCCGGCAGCAGCATACAGCGCACCCTGCGTGGCAGCGGTCCAGCCGATCGGGTTCCACCAGGCAAAGGCGGCGATGGCGGCGGCGGCCACGATCTGGAACACGCCCGCGCGCTTACTGCCGCGAATGACAGGAATAATGCGCAGCTCATTACCGGCGCTGCACATCCCGAACTCGTCCTCCCCGATGTTGCGACGGTTGCGGAAGATAACGAAATCAAGGCCCAGCGCCCGCGCCTGCCGCATCCAGGCCTCAAAGCCGTCAATAGTCGCCGAGAGCGCCCGGAAAACCTCCTTCGACGTATCGAGCACGCGGTAATGGGTTCGCCCGAAGCGCTGCGCCATTGAGCCGCTCAGTTTGATCACGGTGCAGTTCTGCATTACATCAACTCCTGATGTCGGACAATTTTGATGGTCCGGTCGAGGTAATAGCCCCCGTACGGTACCCGCTGGCTCAGCTGTCCGTACATGTGATGCAACAGCATGTTGCCCTCCAGCAGCACACCGGCATGGTTTGCCACAGGCGACTGGACCTGCATGATGACCACATCGCCCGGGCGCGGCGGCCCGCTGAATTCACGGAAACCACA